CGTTCATTCTGAACTATTTGCCTCACGCGAAAGGACAGTTGCTTGCAACCGTTGAATCGCTTTTCCTTGAAAAGAGCGAACGCAAGGGCGCTGCTGGACTGAAACTCTTGAAAGCATTGAAGTCTCGCGCAAGAGAGTTGGGAGCGTCAACCCTTCTCATTGGAACAAGAGCAGGCAGCAGAACCGAAAAGGTTGTTGAACGTCTCGGCCTTGAGAAACAAAACACAGTGTGGGCGGCGAAACTATGAGCGAAAACGTTGTTGTTTTCAAAAACGCGGACTTGATTCCGTCTTGCTCAGAAAACGAGCTCGCAACAATGCGCGAGGTAAACGATGTCATTCGTACCTTTCCGCAGGTTGATGTGCCTACAGACCACTTTGTTCACGCTGGTTGTTATGCCAGGACTTGTGTTGTGAAGGCAGGCGTCTTGATGGGCGCGGCTGAAATTATCGTGCCAACTGTTTTAGTTGTTTCAGGCAAGTGCGAGATTTTCAACGGCGGCAAGAAAGCGATTGTGGATGGTTTCGTTATCTTGCGTGGAGAACCGCACAGACAAGTCGCAGTAAAGGCCATTACAGACACATACATGACGATGATTTACGCAACCGACAAAACTGATCCGGTCGCTTGCGAAGAAGAGTTTACGGATCAAACTGACCAACTTTTCACAAGGAGATAAAGATGTCAGGAGGAGTAACAGCGGCAGTTTGGACGGCAGTTGGAGTGAGTGCGGCAGCAGCAACTGTTTCGGCTATTCAGAATCACGAAAGCGCTCGCCGCCAAAAGAACGCAAACGCCAAAGCCGAACGGCAGGCTCGCGAGACAAAAGAACTGAGCGCGCAGGAAAACCGTCGCGCTAACGGCAACGAAGCCGACATCAGTTCGATTCTTGAGAAAAACAGCAATGCTGGCTTATCGGGTGGCAGCACATTGCTTAACGGCGCCCAAGGCGTTGATAAGAGCAAGATGAATCTCGGTGGTGGCTCGACACTCGGTTAGTAATCGGAGGCCAATATGGAAGGGAAGGATTTACGAGAACACATTCTTAGGCGTTGGGCGGCGCTCAAAACCGAGCGTGAGCCGTATGTGGAACAGTGGTCTGAGATTTCTCGGCACATTACTCCTGCATCCGGCAGATTCTTCTCTTCGCCGAAGAACATTTCACGAGATCGCTGGAACAAGATTTATGACAACGCGGCAACCTACGCCTCAACCATTTTGAGTTCAGGGTTGCAGAGTGGCATGAATGACCCATCGACACAGTGGTTTAGCCTCACAACCGGCTCGCCTGACCTTGATGAGACGCACGAAGTGAAGGTTTATCTTGACCAGGTGCAGCGCATCTTAGAGATGGCGTTTGAACGTACAAACACCTATCAGGCATTGCATCACGGCTGGCGTGAAGTGGGCGTCTTTGGCGTATGCGCGAGCATCGTGGCTGAAGACCCTGTAAACGGCTTTCACTGCTATCCGCTTGTTTGCGGCGAGTATTGCGTAGGTGTAGACGCTAAGAACCGGCCTAACACGCTTTATCGTCGTTTCAGTATGACGGCCGAACAAATGATTTTGGAATACGGCCGCAAAAAGGTTTCTCGTTCTGTTCGCGATTGCTACGACAAGGGTAACCGCGACAAAACATTTAAGTGCATTCACGCTATTGAACCTCGCGAGATTCGTGACCGCAGTAAGAAAGACAATCTCAATATGCCTTACAGGATGGTTGTCTTGCAGATTGACTGTGACGAAGGCTCGGACGGTATTCTTCTTGAGTCGGGCCACAACGAATTCCCTGCTGTTGTTGGGCGCTGGGGCGCTAATGCGTCCGATGTGTATTCGGAAGAAGCGCCAGGCATTGTGGCCATCGGTGACACAAAACAGTTACAGCATGAATGCCTGCAAAAGGGCAATGCGATTGACTACGCAGTTGACCCGCCATTAATTCTCCCAACGTCCGCACAGCATCAGGCGCTGGACTTTTTGCCTGGAGGACGTAACTTCATTGATATGCCCACACAAGGCAACGTAGTTCAATCTGCGTGGGGCGTTCGTCCCGACATTCAAGCCTTAACTGCCGATATGCAGGAAGTAAAGCAGCGCATCTATCAAGCCTTCTATGTGGATATGTTCCTGATGATTAGTCAGGCCACAAAGCATCAGATGACAGCTGAAGAAGTCGCGCGCCGCAATGAAGAAAAGTTGATGCTCTTAGGGCCCGTGCTCTCACGCTTTAACAACGAGATTTTGAAGTCGCTTATTGAGCGAGCCTTCAACATTTTGGCTCGTGCCGGTCAGATGCCCCCTCCTCCGCAAGAATTGGCAGGACAGACACTGCAAGTGCGTTATATGTCGATGCTAAGCCGTGCGCAGCATAGCCTACGTGCCAACAGTCTTGATCAATTCTTAGGACGCATCGGACAGATTGCACAGTACAAGCCCGAAGTTCTATCGAAACTTGACCCCTTTGAAGCGGTTGACGAATACGCGGACTACTACAGCGTTGCGCCTTCTGTCGTGGTTCCGACCGACAAGGCCAAACAGATTATTGAGCAACAGCAACAGGCGCAGGCTCAGGCTCAACAGCAAGAGGCGATGGCCAAGAATGCGGACTCGCTCTCCAAACTCGGACGAGTTCCTTCAGACGATTCAACAATGGCCGGAGCTCTTGTTAAGGGCATTGCTGAGGGCGCGCAAGGTGCTCAAGGAGGTTAGTTATGTCAGCACAACCATACAGCGATACAGTAAACGGTATAAATCCGGCACAGGCAGGCTACATTAGCCTCGCCTCCACTGCGATTACCGGATTAATTAACGCCATTGGCGGCATTTCTGTTTCCCGATACAACAATGCAATTCTGAAGTCTCAGGCCAACATTGCGCGCTTGAATGCGCAGATGATGGAAGAGAATGCCCAGGCAGTGTTTCGCTCAACGGAAAAGTCTATTGCGCAAAAGACAATGGCTGCAGGGCGCACCAAATCCAAACAGCGCGCGGCCTTAGCCGCAAATGGCATTGCAGTCGCAGAAGGTTCGGCCGCAGAACTTCAAGCCTCCACCGACATCATCAAAGAAATGGACGTGAACGAAATGAAGGCCAATGCCACACGACAAGCGTGGGGCTATCGCATGAAGGCTGTTGGCTATGAGAGTTCAGCATTGATGGCCGAGGCCTCTAAAACGAACGTTGGCTGGAACTTTGCCTCATCTTTGCTCGGCACTGCCGCACAAGTTTCGAATCAGTATCTATTAATGAAAGCGGGCGGCGTCTTTGGTGACGGAACACAGAAGCCTGCACCAATTGAAGACCGTGCTGTTTACCGTTTTTAGGAGATAGACGATGCCTATTGTCCCGATGTTTCAAGGTGGCGTAACCCAAGAACGAGACGCTGGCCGAGATCATGCTGGAGAAATTCAGCTTGCTCGGCCAACGTTTGACTATGCGAAGAATATGGAAAAGGCCTTAACGCCGATTGCTGAGGCCGGAAAGTCCATAACGAAGGCTGCTGAAATCATTGCCAACCGAAATGTAAAGGCAGAGGCTGACGAGGCAGAGCAGAAATACCTTGATATTGAACGAAGAATCCTCTACGGCCCACAGCAAAACGAAAGCAGTGCCGACAGCGGGTTCTATCGCGATGGCCAAAATGCAAACGGTGTTGCCTCGGTGCCGTTGCCGCAAAGAGAAGGCCAAGACGTTGGTGACGATGAGTTTTATCGTGATATCCCAAGCGGATTCTTTGGGCAACAAGGCCGCGGCGCAGTTGATACCTACGACAAGTCGATTCAAGGCTTAAAGAAAGAGGCCAAGGCGATTTTGGATAACCTTTCTCCGTGGGCGCGCGAGTCGCTTAAATCTCGCATTGCTGACCGGTTAAATTCCGCTGAAACGCGGATGCTCAAATGGCGCCAAAATCAGGAACAGAAGTGGCACATTAGTTCGTCACAGTCTCGCATTGACAGTTTGATTCGCAGTGCTGGAGATAATCCAAACAATCCTGAGTATTTGGCCAAAACGCGAGCCTCAATTGATGAGGAAGTCGAATACATTGGAAAGTTGCAGGGGTTAGATGATCAGCAAATTTCTCAACTACGCACAAAGTATCGTGACCTTGCCGAAGCATCACGATTCACAGCGTGGGCTCAAGACAACCCCATAGGGGCTTTAGAGGCATTCCAAAACGAAAGTAAGGGAATTAGTCGGGATGTTGCTCAGAAGCTCTCTGACGAGCTTTTTAGGGCCGCTAAACCACAATTGGGGATGATGCTCGCGCAACAGTATGGCGACAAGATTCTTGACCAAAAGGATTTCTTGCGCGACGTTGTCAGTAAAGGGAAGAAGACAGGCGTTGCCGCCATTGATAAATTAAACACCGTGCAGAAGGCAAGTCTTTGGTCTTCTGCTCACGCTTTTGTTTCCCAGCAACGAGCCGTGGCTAAGTCCTCGCTTGCCGTTCAAGAGAAAAACACCTTGTCTGAAGTGTCAACCTATGGCACAGCGACAACGGTTCCTGATAAAGAGGACTACATAGCAGCGCTCGGCCAAGAAGCCGGAGAGAAAGCCTACAAGTCTTTCCAAGACAAGATGGAAACTACAACGTCCATTCACAACTATGCCGGTATGACCGATGAGGAAATTCGCGCTGACATTGAAGCGGCTAAGCCGGTTCCAGGTGCAGCAGATTTTGCTGATCAAAAAGCACTCTATGACGCTCGCACGAAGGCAGCCGAAGCCATCACCAAGGCGCGGCGCGAAGACAGCGTAGGCTTTGCCGTTTCAGGTGGACAAATGGGCTTTCAGCCACTTAACCTCCAAAAGACAGACGAACTTATCTCGCAGTTGCGCTTACGTGTAGAGAAAGCCGGAGAGTTGGCCAAGGCTTTTGGCTCTTCTGAGAAACTGCTTTCTAAGGGCGAGACATCTGCCCTATGTTCCATCCTTGATAGCGGAACAGTTGAGCAGAGAGTGTCTTTGCTTTCAACAATGGCAATGGCCACAGGCACCAAGGGCATCAAGCTGCTTTCCGACCAACTTAAGGGTACGAGCGGCAACTATGCCATTGCGATGGCAGGCATGGATATCAATCTCGGCTCTATCACTGCTGGAGAGAAGTTCTTACGCGGGCTTGATTACATAGAAACGAAACGAGTCAAGATTGATGCGACTCCCGAAAGAGGAATTGTTGCTCTGATTGCGAAAGAAATCGGCGGCGAACCAAAGAATGGCGTTGTTGGTGTTATGGACAGCCCTGAGGCCAACGAGATGACGCGGAAAATGGCTCTTGGCATCTATGCCTATAACGTTGTCCAAGGAGAAGGCGGAACTGCTTCCGCTAGTGTGGCTCAGGCGATGGGCGGCTCTGTTGCCACATTCAACAAGCGCAAGATTGTTCTCCCGAAAGGCTATGAAGCCAATGCTTTCTTTGGTGAGGATTTCAACGATCTTATTGCCAAACACGCGAACGCGATTCGCAAGAACACAAAGGAAAAATACTCTGTCCGCGCTTCAGCCGCTGTCAAAGGGAGCGAATTCTCTGCCAGCGAGATAGCCGACAGGCTCCGAGAAATGAACCTAAAGACAGAAAAAGTCAATCCTGATGGCTCAGTGACTTATTCGCTTTTCTATGGAACCGAACCTGTCTATACGTCTGACAGAAACATCTATACGTTCACGCTAAGCGGCAAGAAGGAGAAGTAACCCATGTTCATGGAAGAAGTCTTCAACCCTGTTGAAAATCGTCCGAAACT